CAATTTTATCTCCAGCAGCACGAGCTGTAGTATATCCGTGATTATACACATCTGTATGATTATCATAATAAATCCCATTCAAAATTTTCCCCAATGATTTAGTCATTTCTTCAGTACTAAGCGATATTATTGTAACCTCAACAAAAATATAATCTTTCCATTCACCCATACTTATAAGTTGACGTTCCCCAATTATTCTGAATTTATATTTAGCGCCATCAAATATTGAGTTAGTATTTTCTATAACATAAGTTTTATTTTCTACTATCTGATTTATTCTTTCTATTTTTTTATTCATAACGATAAATATGATTTAAAATTAAAAACCCCTCACTTGGAGGGGTTTCTTTTTTAACCTTTAACTTCTTCAAAGTCAACATCATTAACCTCTCGGTCTGTTTGTTCATTTGTCTCTCCTGAACCTTGGGAGTATAGGTCAGAAGATATTCCTTGAAACGTTGTGTTAACTTTATCCATTGAGGTTTTAATTTTCTCAACATCTTTTGATGTGTGAGCGTCCTTCAACTCTTGTAATGAAGAATTAATTTCAGATTTTTGGTCGTCAGTTAATTTATCTTCAATATCCTTCAAAGATTTTTCAATTTGGAAAATCATTGAGTCCGCTTGGTTAATTGTTTCAGCATCTTCTCTAACTTTCTTGTCAGAATCTGCATTCATTTCAGCTTCTTGTTTCATTCTTTCAATTTCTTCTTTTGAAAGTCCTGATGATGCTTCAATACGAATGTTTTGTTGTTTTTCAGTTCCCTTATCAATTGCAGATACATTAATAATACCGTTAGCGTCAATATCAAAAACAACTTCAATCTGTGGAACTCCTCTCATTGCCGGTGGTAGACCATCCAAGTGGAATCGTCCAATTGTACGGTTGTCTTTAGCCATTGCTCTTTCACCTTGTAACACGTGAATTTCAACTGATGGTTGGTTGTCAACTGCCGTTGAGAACACCTGTGATTTCTTTGTTGGGATTGTTGTATTCGCCTCAATCAACTTGGTGAATACTCCTCCCATTGTTTCAATACCAAGTGATAGTGGTGTAACATCTAACAACAATACATCCTTAACATCACCTGCCAATACCCCTCCTTGAATTGCCGCTCCCAAAGCAACTACCTCGTCAGGGTTAACCCCTTTTGATGGTTCTTTACCAAAGAACTTTTTAACTGCTTCCTGAATTGCCGGAATACGAGTTGAACCTCCTACCAAAATGATTTCATCAATCTCACCGACAGTAAGGTTTGCATTTGCCATAGCCTTCTTACAAGGCTCAATAGTTCTTTGAACTAAACTATCAACAAGTTGTTCAAACTTTGCTTTAGATAATGTTCTTACCAAGTGTTTTGGAACACCATCAACTGGCATAATGTATGGTAAATTAATCTCTGTTGAAGATGTTGATGACAACTCAATCTTTGCCTTTTCAGCACCTTCACGAAGACGTTGTAGTGCCATTGGGTCTTTTGATAAATCCAATCCATTCTCGTCTTGGAATTCTTTTACCAACCAGTCAATGATTGCATTGTCAAAGTCATCACCACCCAAGTGAGTGTCACCATCGGTTGACAATACTTCAAACACTCCATCACCTAATTCCAAAATTGATACGTCGTGAGTTCCACCACCACAGTCAAATACAACAACTTTCATATCTGAACCTTTCTTATCCAATCCGTAAGCCAATGCCGCAGCGGTTGGTTCATTGATAATACGTTTAACTGTAAGTCCTGCAATTTCACCTGCCTCTTTTGTTGCCTGACGTTGAGCGTCATTGAAGTATGCCGGTACGGTAATAACAGCTTCAGTAACTTCACTTCCCAAATAATCTTCAGCAGTTTGTTTCATCTTCTGTAAGACCATTGCAGAAATCTCTTGTGGTGAAAACTTACGGTCATCAATCTGAACACGAGGGGTATCACCAGTACCCTTAACTACCTTATAAGGAACACGTTTAATTTCACCTTTACTTTCGGTGTAACTAGTCCCCATAAATCTTTTAATTGAGTGGATAGTTTTCTCAGGATTAGTAACCGCCTGACGTTTTGCAGGGTCTCCAATCTTTCTTTCACCATCACTACCAAACCCAACAATTGAGGGTGTAGTTCTTTTACCTTCACTGTTAGTGATTACAACTGGCTCTGAGCCTTCCATTACGGAAACACACGAATTAGTGGTTCCCAAATCAATTCCAATTATTTTTCCCATATGTTTTTATTTTGTTTTTAGTTTATTAATTTCATCACGAATAACAATACACTTTTCAAAGTCCTGTTTATCAATTGACTGTTGAAGTTGTATTTCTAAATTTTTCAATTTTAATTTATTCATTTCCAACTTTTTCAACTCATCCCTGATTTCAATTGCCCTTTCAAAATTTTCAGATTCAATTACTTCTTGTAATTCCATCTGTAATTTTTTTTCATAGTTTTCATCACTTTCATTTTCTTTAACATACATAAAATTCAATTTGATGTTGTCATTTCCTACTGTTTTACTGAAAACCTTATCCATAAACAATTTTTCTAATTTTTCAAGATTTTCAATGTTATCCGGATTTTCAAAAATCCTTCTTAAAATTTCATCTATTCTTCTAAACGAATCGGACATAATAATATAATTTAATAGTTTATTTTTTTATTAACAATGCCAAAAATATGCCAAAATTATTTGTCTGACAAATTGTCAGAGTTTTCTGACATTCTTTCTTTTTGGTCTAATAACCCTTTTCCAAATTTGTCAAATCTTTCCCAATATCTAGTTTTTATATGGGAATGGAATGGTCTGGGTTTTCCATCGTCATCAATTCTGACGAATACCATTTTGGTGTGTGTTACAGTTTCTTGAGCACCTGTATAAACATTATGTTTTCTGACATCAATTGATATAGTTACGGATGTATTTCCGAACTCAACAACACCTCCGTAAATTTTTAAAATGTTTCCAATTTTAACAGATTTTTTAAAAACAAGTTCATCAATCTTTAAGGTTACCACTCTTTGTGTATCACAAATCTGTGACACATATGATGCTGCAGCATCGTCAATTAAACCTAATATTGTTCCTCCGAACATATTGTCGTGGATTCCTATATCCCCTTTTTTACAAATGTATGTCGTTATTAATTCCATTATATATCCCAAAAAATTTCAGTTTTTGTTTTCTTAGCCTTAATTGAGTACTTATATTCTTTTGTTTTTGATATTGAAATCCAAAATCTTCCCCATATTAAATTCATACCAAACCTGTATAAAATTTCATAGAATTTACCATCGTCATTTTTACTAACCCAATTGTGTATTATCTTACGTGATGTAAATAGACCTAAATACCTATTACCGTAGTTTGATATTTCAGTGTCCCAAACACAATCAAAATTTAAAGAAACATTAGTTTTTTTACCAAACTTGAAGCCAAACATTTTCATAATTTAAAAAATAATAAAAATGTTTGGTTTTGTAAAATGAGATTATGTATTTTTTTCTAAAGTTTCTATGTGATGTTGGAGGTACCAAAGAGCCTTCTTCAAATCTTCCAATTCTTTTTCTTTATGTTTCTTTCCGGCTCTGGAAATATACTTTACAGTATTTCCCAAACAAAATCCTAAATCCCAAGCGTCAATCACTTTAATTGCCTCATAAAGATTACCTTCCCCACCATAGTGTGTTGGGTGATTAACCATTTCTTTTTTCTCTTTAATATTAGATAAATGTTGTAATAATTCTTGTTCCATTATTTTGCGTTTATATCAAATTTAATTTCTTCTGTTTCTACATTATTTCCATCACCTTTAGTCCAATTGATTTTATCATAACCATCATCTTCGGATTTATATTCATTTAATAATTCATCAGGTGTTAACATTTTAAATTTTTCAGTCGTGCCATATACATCAACATTAATTGACATTTTTGTTTTTAGTTCGTCAATCTGCTCAGCCGCTTTCAAACTTTCCACAATAACTTGTAATACTTTATATGGATTAGCATTTGATGCCGGTCTTCTATCTTC